ATACAGAAGAAGAACATAATTTAATAGAAACCTTTAACGACAAATTAAAACAATTAATGGAGAGAGAATGCCTGCGGTTACGAGGATAGGAGATAAAGATGTTACCCATTGTAGTACACCTGCTAGAGCAGTAGGTTCTCCAGATGTATTTTGCAACGGTATAGCAATCAGTAGACAAGGCGATAATAACACGGTACACTTACTACCTGGTTTACCTTGCCCAGCACACGCTGCCCCTATTGCAACTGGTAGTACAACGGTCTTTATAAATGGCAAAGGTTGTGGTCGTGTAGGTGACGCAATATCGGGTTGTACAAGTGTTGCTCAAGGTTCTCCTAATGTCTTTGCCGGTTAGTGTATAAATATTAGTGTTATGGCATTCTACGATTCAAAAGCAAGCACTAGTAAAAAAAGAGTAAATAGGATTTATTCTGATTTAGACCTAGATTTCACAAGAAATCCGGTTACAGGAGATGTGGTTAAACTTATTGATGTAGACGCTGTTAAAAGAAGTGTAAAGAATTTAATACAAACAAATCATTATGAGAGACCTTTTCATCCTGAAATAGGAAGTGATGTAAGAGCATTGTTATTTGAAAATATGACGCCGTTAACTGCTCTTAATTTAGAAAGAAAAGTTGCTGAGGTTTTAATTAACTTTGAACCAAGAGCAAGTATTGAAAGTATCGTTGCAAGTCCTGATATAGACGCAAATAGATACCACTTACAAATTAGTTTCTATGTTGTAGGTATTCAATCACCAATCGTAGTAGAAACATTTTTACAAAGGTTAAGATAGATGGCAAGTACAAAACTAGATATTACAGAACTGGATTTTGACCAGATAAAACAAAATTTAAAAGTATTCTTACAAGCACAACCTGAATTTTCAGACTACAACTTTGAAGGTAGTGGTTTCGCTGTTCTATTAGACTTACTTGCTTACAATACACACTATCTAGGTTTCAATGCTAATATGTTAGCAAACGAAATGTATTTGGATTCTGCTGATGTTAGAGCAAATGTAGTTTCACTTGCTAAGATGTTAGGTTATACACCTGCAAGTGCAAAAGCACCTGTAGCAAATATTGATGTTGTTGTCAATGACGCAACAGGAACAACTTTAACAATGAATAAAGGTACGGTGTTTACTTCTTCTATAGACGGAACAACTTATAACTTTATTACTAATACAGATACAACAACTTCACCTATTGATGGTGTATTTAAATTTTCTAGTATACCTGTTTACGAAGGTACACCTGTAACCTTTAGATATACGGTTGACACACAAGACCCAGACCAAAAATATATAATACCTAGTGTAAACGCTGATACAACTACACTACAAATAAAAGTACAAAAGAGTTTAAATGACCAAACTTCTGAAACATATACAGGTGTTTCTGGATTATTAAAATTAAATAACGAAAGTCAAATATACTTCTTATCAGAAACAGATACAGGTAAATTTGAAGTTAAGTTTGGTGATGGTATTATCGGTAAGAAATTAGAACACGGTAATATCGTAATTATGGATTATATCGTAACCAATAGGTCAGAAGCGAATGGTGCTAAACTATTTAATCCTGCTGGTAATATTGGTTCGTTTTCAAATATCACGGTTACTACCGTATCAGAAGCACAAGGTGGTTCAGCACCTGAAACAAAAGAGAGTATTCGTTTCAATGCGCCACTTCAATATACTGCACAAGATAGAGCGGTAACAACTTCTGATTATGAAACAAAAGTAATATCAATTTATCCTAACACACAATCAGTTAGTGCTTGGGGAGGTGAAGATGACGAAACACCAGTTTATGGTGTTGTAAAAATCGCAATCAAACCTACTTCAGGTTCTACACTAACAACACAAACAAAAGCAGATATAGTTTCACAATTAAAAGAATATAATGTTGCTTCGGTAACACCTCAAATTGTGGATCCTGAAATAACAAGTATTGTTTTAAATTCAACTGCAAAGTATAATGAAAGAGCAACTACTAAAGACGCTGAAACAATTAAAGCAGATATTATTAGTACATTAGGTAAATACAATGTATCAACTTTACAAAAATTTGATAGTATGTTTAGACACTCTAAAGTTATCAAAGAGATTGATGATACAGACCAAAGTATACTATCTAACATCACAACATTAAAAATTAGAAAATCATTTGCCCCTACATTAAATTCATCTTTGAAGTATAACATTTACTTTAGAAATGCAATTTACAATCCACATATGGGACATAATTCATCAATGGGTGGTGTGGTTACATCTACTGGTTTTAAAGTAGCAGGTTCTACTTTTGAACAATTTTTAGATGATGATGGTAATGGAAATATAAGAGCATACTATCTATCAGGTGCAACTAGAGTTTATACTAACTCAACGCAAGGTACGGTTGATTATACAACTGGTGCAATTACAATTAATTCATTACAGATTACAGAAATTTCAAATATAAGAGGGAGTGCTTCAACGGTGATAGAAGTAACCGTGCAACCTGCTTCAAACGATATTGTTCCTGTTAGAGACCAGATTTTAGAGTTAGATATTACTAACTCAACGATTAAGGTTGAGAAGGATTCCTTTGTCGGAGGAAGCTCGGATGCTGGTGTCGGTTATACTACCACTTCTGCATATTAATTAGATGAAGTTTAATAAGAAGATTACAAACCTTCTGCAAGGTCAGTTACCTGAATTTGCATTAGAACAGCATCCTAAATTTTTAGAGTTTGTCAAAACTTATTTCCAGTTAATGGAATCTGCTGAACTGCAAATTACTTCTTCACAATCTACAGATGGTATCTTACTAGAAACAGAAACAGGTCAATCTAATAATTTAATATTAGACGCAAGTAGACTTGGTTCAGAAGCAACTCAAATAGACGCCGGTTCTAAAGTCTTACAAGAGACTTCTTCTTTTGGTAAGTTTACAACTGGTGAAACAATTAAAGGCGAAACATCAAACGCAACTGCTGTTATATTAGCAGAAGATTTAGTTAACAATAGATTATTCATTACAGCAGAAGATAAATTTATAGAAGGTGAAACGGTTACTGGTATTTCTTCTCAAGCGTCTGGTGTATCAGGAAACTATAGACCTAATCCTGTAAAAACAATACAAGACTTATTATCATTTAGAGATCCAGACAAAGTTATCTCACACTTCTTATCTCAATTTAGAAATGAAGTATTAAATACAATACCTGAAAATTTAACAGACAATCTAAACAAAAGAGAATTAATTAAAAGAGTTAAATCTTTATATCGTACTAAAGGTACTGCAAAAGGACACGAATTATTTTTTAGATTATTATTTGGTATCTCTTCTGAAACATTTTATCCTAAAGAACAAATGCTTAGAGTATCAGATGGTGAGTTTACTTCAAACACAATATTAAGATGTATTAATTCAATCGGTGATACTGGTAAATTAATTGGAAGAAAAGTTGAAGGTATTACTTCTGGTGCAACTGCGATTATAGAAAACATATCTCGTTTTCAAATTTCAAGTGAAGTTGTATCTGAATTTTTATTAAACCAAGAAAGTATTGTAGGTACATTCCAAGTAGGTGAAACTATTAGAGGTACTGAAACTGATACAGACGACTTGTATATTAAAACAACTATCACAGGTATACCTGGACAATTTACAATTACAAATGATGGTTCTCTATTTGAAGAATCCGACATTGTAGATTTAGTAGGTGGTGGTGCTGGTGCAAATTGTCAAGTTGCTGAAATAGGTGCTGGTCAAATTACAGATTTTTATATTAATGCTTCTGGTACACAATATCAAATAGGCGACAAACTAGTTTTCAATAATGCAAATACAAATGGTGCCGGTGCAATAGCAGAAGTTGCTGTTGTTAATGGTGCAATTGCAGGAGAAACTGGAAGTGGTTACGACCATATTGTATTTGAAGACGCAACAAGTAAGAATGATATTAACCCAGGCAGTAAAATGGTTTTAGAATCTGGTCTAGGTGATATTACAGACATAAGATTAATTAAAGGTGGTTCTGGTTATACTAAAATACCTACGGTTACAATTACTTCTGATAATGGTTTGTCTGCTGAGATTTACGCATACGGAAGAGATATTGGAAAACTTCTAGGTATCAATACGGTTGAACCTGGTTTCAAACACGATTTAAGTCCATCTCCACCAACGGTTAAATTACCACAATCAATTCTTATATTACAATCTTCAGGTAATTATGCTGTAGGAGAAACGGTTACAGGTGGAACTTCAGGTAGTACAGGTGTTGTATTATCTTGGGACGCAACAAGAGGTCTATTAAGATTAAAAGATGTTAGTGGTGCATTTATAGGACACGAAGTTATGACTGGTAGTCTTTCTTCGGTAACTGGTCTAATGGCAAAAACAGATTTAGCAACTGCAACGGTTAATGTTGTAGGTACTTCAACAAGTGAAGGTAAATATATTTCAGAAGATGGTCACTTATCAGAAACAACTATGAAGATACAAGATAGTTTATACTATCAGGACTTTTCTTATGTTATTAAAGTAGGTCGTACTATTGATGAATGGCGAGACGCATTTAAAAAGACAATGCACCCTGCTGGTTTCTACTTTACTGCACAAGTAAATATTGAAAGTAGACTTAATGCAAAAAATAGAATGCCTGTTATTGGTAGGGTTACTGGTATTGAGGCAAGTCCATTTATTTCAGTATTGAATACATTGTTTGGTACAATCTTTGGAAGAAGACTAGGTACAATAGATGATGGTACTACATTAAGAGGTACTGGTTCTAACGATAGACAATTAGGTTTACCTGCTGATGTTGTACAATCTGCTCTTTCACCTTTTGCAACTAACACAAGAGACTTAACTCTACATAGAACAAAAATAAGTTTTACATTTCAATTTAAACCGTTTTATAACTTTAGAACGGTCAATACTAATTTTGGGTCAGTATATGCAGGACCAAGATTAAGAAGTTTCAATAAATACTTTCAACAATCAATGTCTGCTTCTGCAATGAATTGGGCAAGAGTATCAGAATTAAAGGCAATAGGTACAAATACTAATGCTGATGGCACAGACTTGCAATATGGTGATTTAACTACTATTGCAAAGACATATATTACATATCCTGCTACGGTTCTAGTGCCTCAAGGTAGATTTAGTAATACACAGAAAAAATTTAGTAGCGGAACAGCGAGATTTGACTCAACTGCTTAAAATCGGTTATAAATATTAGGATAGGAAGATAAAAATATGGCAAAACAAAGTATAGGATTAGGAACCACAGCGAATGACGGCACAGGTGATAACCTGCGTGTAGGTGGTGATAAGGTCAACGATAATTTTGATGAAATTTACACGGCCTTAGGCGACGGTTCGTCATTACAGATAACAACCACTGGTGCTTCTTCTAACCAAGTACTTCAATGGAATACTTCTAATAATAGATTTGAACCAACTGCTTCTGCGGCTGCAGGAGATATATCCGTAGACACAACTCCACAACTTGGTGGTGATTTAGATGTTAACGGAAACAATATTATATCACAAGGAAATGCTGATATTAATATTATACCTAATGGTACTGGTAGAGTTAAATTTGGTTCTTTAAGATTTCCTACAGGTGCTGGTACTTCAACATATGTACTTGCAACTGACGGTGCTGCCGATATGTACTGGAAACAAGTAGGTTCTGTAATTAACTTATCTGCTGATAGTGGAACAAACGACCAATATACGGTAGGTGATGTTCTTAACTTTACTGGTGGTACAGGATTAACTTCAACGGTTTTAGATGACACAATTAAATTTGATATAGATTCAAATGTCGTAACCTTAGCAGATAACCAAACTCTTTCAAACAAAACAATAGACAATCCTGTTTTTACAGGAACTTCTTCTGGTAATGTTCAAATTAGAGCTGCAACTCTTGGTTCTTATATTGCACAAGGTGGAACTGCTCTTGCAGGATTTGAAAATGCAACAACTTATGCTGGTGCGTTTGCTGTTGATACAACATCTTATAAATCTTACTATGCCGCTAACGGTGTATGGAACGAACTTTTATCTTCAACTTCATCTATAGATATATTATCAGATGTAGACACAACTACACAAGCACCTACAAGTGGTCAAGCATTAATATGGAATGCCGGTTCAAGTCAATGGAGACCTACGACATTATCTGTACCTGTATCTTCTGATAGTGCGCCAAGTTTAGGTGGTAATTTAGATACTGCCGGTTATACAATTCAAGGAACTGGTAATATAAGTTTAAGTGGTTCTGGTTCTATTGTTAAATCAGATTTCGTTAACACTGGAGCATTACCTAACGCAACAAGTAGTGTTGGTGCCTTTGCGGTAACAACAAATAACAATCTTGCTCTTTTTGCAACCTCTTCAGGTTGGATAGGATTACTATCTGAAAATGATGGTATTAGCTCGTTTACAGATGTAGACACAACAACTAATCCTCCGTCTTATGGACAAGTATTAGTATATGAAAATGTAGGAGGTACTGGTCGTTGGAGACCTAATGATTATACTCCTGCTGTTAGAGTATCAGCACAATTTACGGTAACTGCAAATGGTTCAAGTGATTTTGTATTTAATGGTGATGGTTTTCCATCAGCACAAAATGACCCAGTTTTATACTTAAAGAAAGGATTAACATATCAATTCGTAATGAACCAAGGTGGTTCACATCCTTTTGAAATTAGAACTGCGTCAGGTGGTTCTGCATATTCTTTCGGAGTAACCAATAACGGTGCTTCTTCAGGAACACTAACATTTACGGTACCAATGAATGCTCCATCAACATTGTATTATCAATGTACTTCACATAGTGGTATGGGAGCAGTAATTAATATAGATTAATAGAGTTAATGAGAAGATGTATAAATATATCAAAGAACATAGGAATTAAACAATGCCAGCAATTATAACAAACAAATTTAGAAGAAATAACGCTCAGCAATTTGAAGAATCTTTTGGTGAAGCGTCTCCTAATATCTATTATCTAGGTATAGGAAAACCTTCTGCGTTTGGTACTAAAACTAGACCAGATGGTAGAACAGAAAATATTGGAACAGATAGTGCTCCAGTAACCCCAGCGGATTCAGTACAAGATGAGTATGATACTTTTGATGATTTACTTGCCGCTAAAAGAATTACAAGCTCAGATGTAAGTTTTGCTTGTCCTAGAATTAACTGGACAACAAATACAACTTATGATATTTACAGACACGACTATGGAAACAGAATTACTGGTTCTACTAATTTACAAAGTGCTCATAGTGGTGCAACTAATTTATATGATTCAAATTTCTATGTTTTAAATTCCAACTTCAATGTTTATAAGTGTTTAGATAACGATAATAACACACCTTCAACGGTTGAACCTACTGGCGAGTCAACTTTGATTTTAGAAACTGCTGATGGATACAAATGGAAATATATGTACACTATGTCTGCTGCTCAACAAGCAAACTTCTTGTCAACAGACTTTATGGGAGTTTCAACTAACTCAACGGTTACAAACAACGCAACAGACGGTGATGTTAATATCATCAAAATTAAAACTGCTGGTACAGGTGGTACTGCTGGAACTTATACAAACATTCCTTTAAGAGGAGATGGTTCTGGTGGAACTTGTACGGTTACGGTTTCAAGTGGTTCGGTTACTTCTGTTATCGCAACAGGAACACCAACAGGATATACTTTTGCAAATGTAAGAGTGGCAGATATTAATGCTGCCGGTGCTGGTGCATTAACTGGTGCTGAACTAGATTGTATTATTGAACCAAAAGGTGGTCACGGTTTTGACCCATTTGAAGAATTAGGTGCTTTCTTTGTAATACTTAATACTTCTTTTGAAGGTGCTGAAACTGCAAACTCTGGTGACTTTACAACTGCAAACGATTTTAGAAGAGTTGCATTGCTTAGGGATCCTAAATCTGCTGGTTCGGCTGCTACGACAGCAACATTAAGAGCAACTAAAGCTGTTAGATTAAATTCAGGTGCTGGTACTTTTCAATCAGACGAAGTAATTACTCAAACAAACACAGGTGCTGTTGGTAAAGTAGTAGAATTTGATACTGCAAATAATATCTTATTTTACACACAAACAAGATATAATGATGAAGGTGTTGACGCAAGTGGAGACGGAACTTTATTTAGTGGTACAAATGTAATCACAGGTTCAACTTCTAGTGCAACTGGAACACCTACAGGTAATACTGAAACGGTTAACAATGTTTCTTTAGTTTCTGGTTATTCAACTTCTGAAATTGACGCTGACTCTGGCGATGTAATGTACATTGAGAACAGAGCACCTGTTAATAGAAGTGCTGACCAAACGGAGAATGTTAAGTTAATCATAGAATTTTAAAGAGGAAAATAAATGCCAAGTCCAACTGACTTTAACCTCTCGCCGTACTTTGATGACTTCTCGGAAGATAAAAGCTTCCATAGAATTCTTTTTAGACCAGCATTTGCTGTACAGGCTAGAGAGTTAACTCAATCACAAACGATACTACAGAACCAATTTGAAAAAATGGGTAACCATATTTTTGAATCTGGTGCCCAAATGATTCCTGGTGAGATTACTTTTGACTTGGAATATTACGCAATCAAACTTACTTCTTTTGCTGGTACTACAGATTTATCACAATTTGTTGGACTAGAAATGACAGGACAAACTTCTGGTGTAAAAGCAAAAGTTATCAATACAGATGTTGCAACTTCAACGGATCCTGCAACTCTATATGTTAAGTATACAAGAACTGGTACTAGTACTCAAACACCAGACTTTGTAGCACCTGAAACGGTTTTAGGTGTACACCCAACACTAGGTAATTTAACTGGTGTTGTTCAGTCTGCTGAAACTGGTTCTGCGGCTGCGGTTGCAGCTGGTACTTATTACATTAATGGTTATGCTGTTAATGTTCCTGAACAAACAATTGTATTAGACAAGTATACAAACACACCTTCTTATAGAGTAGGTTTAACAATTACAGAAAGTTTTATTACACCTAACCTAGATACTTCTCTAGTAGATAACGCTGCCGGTTCGTCAAACGCAAACGCACCTGGTGCTCACAGATTTAAAATTGCATTAACACTATCTAAACTATCAACTTCATCTATAGAAGACTCAAACTTTGTTGAGTTAATGAGATTACAAGATGGTAGATTACAAAATAGAGTTAGAACTACAGAATATTCTATATTAGAAGATACACTTGCTAGAAGAACTGCTGACGAAAGTGGTGACTATACAATCAGACCTTTTGATTTAGATATTAGAGAACATTTAGATGATGGTAATAATAATAGAGGTATCTTTACTTCTGCAAATGGTGGTGACGCTACTAAACTTGCATTAGGATTATCTCCAGGTAAAGCATATGTTAAAGGATATGAAATTGATAAAGTAGGTACAACTTTTGTAGAAGTTGACAAACCAAGAAGTACAGGAACTGAAAATGGTTTCAATACTATCTTTGATGTTGGAAACTTTATGAATGTATCTAACGCATACAACGCTCCAGATGTTAACTTTGTAACCGGTAAGTCGGAAGCATTTAAATCATTACAATTAAAACTTGCTAATTCAAGTTATGTTGCTGGTAATATCTCAACAAATGTAAACAACAAAGTATTAGACATAGGTAGAGCAAAATCTAAAGGTTATGAATTTAACGCAACAACAGGTTCTGGTATAGGTAGTGCTTCAAACTTAGCACCATCTTCTCAAAATATATTTAAACATTATCTATTTGATATGGAAATGTTTAGTCATATTAAGATACCAACTAATCAAACATTTACAGATGGTGAATTAATAACTGGTGGTACTTCAGGTGCAACTGGTACAAAAGAAAGTGTATCAACAAATACAACTTCTGCAATCACTTCATCTACAGCTGCAAATCCTGTTGTAATTACAATGACTGCTGATTTAGAAATAAATGATGGTGACGCAATTACGATAACAGGTGTCGCAACTCAAACAGAATTAAATGACAATGTATATTATGTAAGACAACTTGTTGGTGGTGTTGCAAAAAGAGAATTTGAATTATATGACGCTGACGGTGTTGGTGTTGATGGTTCTGCTCACGCAGGTGCTGGTGCTGGCGGAACTGCTTCTTGTTCAGTCGTAGTATTATCTGGTGTACAAGGAGAGTTTATTGTAGGAGAAACAATAACAGGTGGCACTTCATCAAATACTGCTGTTGTAAAAGCAAATGTATTTGGTAATCACGGTTTCACACATTACGGTTCAAGTGATGTAAAAGAATTAACAATGGCAGGAAGTCCAGTATATACTTCTCAAGCTGATTTAACTGCAACATATGGAGACAATACTCAATTATCTGGTAATATTTCTATTAGTGCTTCATCAGCAGATGTAACCGGTTTCAATACTCAATTCTTAACAGAATTAAAAATAGGAGATAGTGTTCAGTTTGCAACAACAGCTGGTACTATTTTAACTAGAACGGTTATCAACATTTTAACTTCATCTTCAATTAGACTTGATAGTGCAATCTCAACAACTGCTGTATCAAACTCATTGATTGTAAGAAGAAGAGCAAAATTACAAGACGCAAGTAAAAATATTTCATTATTCAGTTTACCATATGACACGGTTAAAACATTAAAGACAGAAGCAAACTCTGGTATTTCAGATACTTCATTTATCGTAAGAAAAACTTTTGTAGGTTCTTTATCTTCAACTGGTGATATTACGATTACTGCAAACACAGGTGAAACTTTTGTCGCTCAATCAGAATCAGATTATTCGGTAACAATTATGTCAGCAGGTGGTTCATCTTCTGCTGGTGCTGTCGGAGAAAAACTAACAACTACAGGTAATCAACACGAAGGCGATACTTGTTTTACTTTAGGTGGTTCTCCAGTAGGTCGTTCACTAACTTTAGACTTTGGTGCTAATCATCAAGGACACGAAGTAAAAATTATTGCGACTATATCTAAATCTGCACAAAACGAAAAATCAAAATCATTACAATCAAATGAAGCGGTTACAATTACAACACAAGCTGAAGCAACTGCAAATCATATCGCATTAGGTAAAGCAGATATTTACCAATTAGTATCTGTTAAGATGGCTGCTGACTTTAGTACAACACCAACTTCTTCTGATACTGATATTACAGATAGATTTACATTAGACAATGGTCAAAGAGATAACTTCTATGACATTGGTAGAATTGTAAGAAAACAAAATACTATTGCACCAACTGGACAATTATTAATTACATTTAACTATTTCACACACGGTACTGGCGACTTCTTTAGTGTAGATAGTTATTCAGGTATTATTAATTACGAACAAATACCTAATTACACTTCTGATACTACAGGTCAAACTTATGAGTTAAGAGATACACTAGATTTTAGACCACGAGTAGATGACGCAAGTACAATTAACTCTGGTGGCAACGATAGAAGTTTTGATGGCACTGGTGCTTCAACGGTTGATGTTGTTAAATTTAAAACAAATGTAACCACAGACCACGAATTTTATAAAGGAAGAGTAGACAAATTATTCTTAAACAAAGAAGGTACTTTTGAAGTACTTAAAGGTGCTGAAGATAGTATACCACAAGAACCTGGTTCTATTGATAACGCAATGCACCTTTACACTATTTCTTTACCACCATACACATTATCTCCAGATAATGTATCGTATGAGACGGTAGAAAATAGAAGATACACAATGAGAGATATTGGTGCTATTGATAAGAAAATTGATAGAATAGAATATTACACTCAATTGTCTCTATTAGAAAGTGCCGCTCAATCTTTACAAATACAAGACGCTGATGGTTTTGATAGATTTAAAAATGGTTTCGTAGTAGATAACTTTAACGGTCACGGTATCGGTGAAGTAACCAATGGTTCATACAGATGTTCTATTGACTATGCAAGAGGTGAGTTAAGACCTTTATTCAACCAAGACGCTGTAAAACTAGAAGAGATTGACGAAGATGGTACAACACTTGTTGATACTGATAGAGCAGCTGCAAACTATCAGAAGACTGGTGATTTATTAACATTACCATATACAGAAAAAGATTTAATTAATCAACCTTTTGCTTCAAAAGCAATTAATGTTAATCCATTTGCAATTTTCAGTTGGATGGGTACAATTGACTTAACACCTTCAAGTGATGAATGGAGAGAAACACAAAGAACTCCTGATTTAGTTGTAAATTCTGATACAGGTGCTTGGGATCAATTACAAAGACAAACAGGTATTACAGACCAAGATGAGATTTCACTTGGTACGGTTTGGAACGAATGGCAAACTAACTGGACTGGTGCTCCGTTAACTTCAACGGTTACAGGTACTGGTGGAACATTTAGAAGTGGTCGTGCAATTGTAAGAAGAACTGAAATTACAAGTATTAACCAAGTTAACCAAAGTAGAACAGGTATTACAACTACTGCTGTTCCACAAACGGTTAGAACTTCTATGGGTGATAGAGTTGTATCAGTTGCTTTCGTACCATTTATCAGAAGCCGTGATGTTGAATTTGTTGCAACAAGATTAAAACCAAATACAAGAGTATTTCCATTCTTTGACAATGTAAGTATTGCTCAATACATTACACCAACAGGTGGTGCATTAGGTGGTAACTTAATTACAGATGACAATGGTTCTGTATCAGGAACATTTACTATACCGGATCCAAAAATAGAAACTAATCCTAGATGGAGAACTGGAGAAAGAACATTTAGATTAACTTCTTCTTCAACAAACTCTTCGGACGCAGCTGCTGTTGCTACTGCGGCTAATGCTGAATATATCGCAAGAGGATTATTAAATACCGTTAGAGATACAATTGTTTCTACAAGAGAGTTTAGAGGTGTACAACAAACGGTTACAGATTCACAAACAATCTTACAAACAAGTACAAGACAAGGTACTCAAATTATAGGTTGGACAGACCCACTATCTCAAACATTTATGACAGATGAACAAGGTGGTGTTTTCTTATCTTCTGTAGATTTATATTTCTCAACAAAAGATTCTTCTATACCAATAACTATACAAGTTAGAAATACGGTCAATGGTTATCCTGGAAGTAAAATATTACCATTTGGTGAGGTTACAATAAATCCATCTGCTGTAAATACAAGTACTGATGGTTCAGTAAAAACAACATTTACATTCCCATCGCCTGTTTACATACAAGATAAAGTTGAATACGCATTAACGGTGTTATCTAACTCAAACGAATATAATATGTATGTAGGTAGATTAGGAGAAACTAATTTAGGTTCTAATAGAACAATATCTAAACAACCATACGCTGGTGTATTATTTAAATCTCAAAACGGTTCTACTTGGACTGCTGAACAAAACGAAGATATGAAATTCGTTATGAAAAGATGTGAGTTTAATAATGTAGTAGGTACGGTTCATTTAGGTAGTAAAGAATTACCAGCACAAACATTAAGACAAAATGGTTTAAGAACAACAAATGGTTCTGGTGTAATTAGAGTATTCTTTAAAAATCATAACTTACACGATACAAATTCTGTGGTTACAATTGCTGGTGTTCCTAATGGTACACACAATGGTATCGCACATACAGATATTAATGGAACATACACAAGTATTTCTAATATAACTTTAGATAGTTTTGATATTACTGCTCAAAATTCTGCTACTGCAAATACTGATGGCGACATTGGTGGCACAGCAGTAACCTGCACAGGTAATAAACAATTTGATGTATTAAACTTAGCAGGTATTCAAACTATGACGGTACCTGGTACAAGTTTAGCACCATTTATTAGAACAACAACTAGTAAATCAATTCACGGTACACAAACACCGTATCTATTAACTAGTGAAAGTAATAGACAATCGGTTACATTGGCAGATGACATTTACTTTACTGCACCTCAAGCAGTTATGTCAGGACCTAATGAAACAACTAGAATGTCAGGACAAAAATCTTTCTATACTATTATAAGAATGGCAACAATTAATACTAAATTGTCTCCTGTAATTGATTTAGATAGAAGTAGTGTATTCTGTATTTCAAACAGATTGAATGACCCAACAAGTGGTAATACGCCAAACTATGTTGCTGAAACTTCTGCAAATGGTTCATCAACTGCGTCTCAATATATTACTAAACCGATTACACTTGTAAACAACTCAACTGCTTTAGATATTAGATTGACACAAGTAGTTAGAGATACTTCTAAAGTTGAAGTTTATTTTAGAACTTCATCAGCAGACGAAGTAAGAGGTATCGGAGATATTGATTGGACACCTTTCAATGCAAATGGTGTTGAAGATGAATCTGTTGCAAAATCTAAAAATGATGATGACTTTAGAGAATACAAATATTCAAAAGATAACTTAAACGCATTTACAGCGTTTCAAATTAAGATTGTACTAAAAGGAACTAACTCTAGTTATCCACCAATCTTACGAGATATGAGAGGTATCGCATTAGCGATTTAATATATGTCAAGTAGATATTTAAAAGTTGAAAGTGAAGTAAATTTAGTTAGAGATACACAATCAGGTGGTATTATTAATACTAATTCAAGTGAATTTGATTTGTATATGCAAAGAAGAAAATTAAGAGTATCAAGTGCTGATAAAATGAAAGATGTTTGTAGAGAGATAAATACTTTAAAGGCAGAAATGTTTGAGATAAAAGAATTATTAAAAAATATGTGTAAAGGTAAAGAATAATGGCTGTAAGACAGGTAACAGAAACAGATAGTTTAGATAAATTAAGAATAGAGTTTAATGCTCTTGCGGCTAATGACTTTGGAGATATTGCAACTCTATCACCAACTTTATCTGCGACTTCTGTAATCGGTGCTGTTAACGAGATTAATAGTATTGCGATTGCCGCTGCCGGTTTCATATTATCAGATGGTGTTAATACACAGGCGGTTGCTTCTGGTAACACTATGTTGGTTACTTCTGGTTTAGGTGTTAATGCAACGGTATCATCACCAGATACTTTAAATATTGCATTAAATAATAACTTATCAGGTTTAAATACAATTGATGTAGGTACTTCTGCTGAAATATCAAACATTACAATTTCAACATCATCAATTATTTCTGCAAGTGGAACAATTGATTTTGGTAACGAACAATTAAATACAACAGGTGGTATAAGTGCTGGTGGTTCATTAGTTGGTTCTACTTTAACACTTAACGGT